CGTACCCATCGCCCCTAAATGACCCACCAGCCCACAAGTTCTAATTGCTTCGGCTATCGCGTTTGCTCCGGCTCGCGTCGATGCGTAAGCGGTGAACTCAATCCGGCATCGAGCGACACCAGCCAGACCGTTTAGCTTCGTGTCGTGTAGCGTGCTGACAACCACGTACGTCAGCGCACCACCGCTCGAAACCCTGTACGCTTGCGGAAGTACGTCCGGATAAATCCGCGCACCAACCAAAGCGGCTACGCCGGTCTTTGCCGCAATGAAAGTTCGAACGGTTGTTCCGATGTCTGCCATTATTTAAGTAGTCCGCTGCCTTGCGGATTGTCCAAGTATTCCTTTATAACGCGAATCGCCGCCGACTTGGCCGCTCCGCTTGCTTCGTCTGCCGATCGCTTTACGAATTGATTGACGGTTCTCGATCGCTTGGAGGCTTGCACCGCGTCGCGCCCCCAGTAAACCGCCCTTGCGTGGTCCTTGCTGAATAAGTTGCCGTGCCCGCCGCCATCGCTCCAAGACGGACCCACGATTGCTTTCGCTCCGGTCCGAAACTTTCGGATAACGGTTGCCAGCGTGGTATATAGCGGCTTGCTCCCGCTCCATCGCTGCCGCGTTTTTTGGCTCTGTAGCTTGCGTGAATTAGTTCGCCGACTGTCGGGTACAATCATTCGCATCTTCGTCTGCACCGGCCTTGCCGCGGCCCGCATAGCCTTATCGCAAACCTTGAACCGAACCTCGGTATCAAGTTTTTTGAATAAGTCCTGAACCTCTTTATCGTTCAGGACAGTCATGCCGATTTGAGCTCTCTTAGTAATCGCAACCATCACGCCACCGCCTTGCAATGAAGCTCTAAATATCTGTTCTTGCCTTCGACCGGCACGACGTGGACGATTCCATATCGTTGACCGCTTCGAGTTATCTGCATTCGAGTCGTGTAGCCCGATCGATACCGCACCGTGAATACCGCGTTGATCCCTGCTTCGACTTGTCGCCCTCTTGTCGTCTCGCCTCCCGCTGTCGATTCAAAGCTTGCCGGCTCGTCGACAAGCCAAGACGAAAGCGAAACCACCGGCTGCCCTGCCGTGTCTTGTGTCGTGCCTTCCGTGCTGACGGTAACACGATCACGCATCTGACCAACGCGAAACATTTTGCCCGGGCGGTATGTCATGGATACGTGGCCCTCATTCGTTTGTAAACAAGCTGGGCGTATCGCGAATCGTCATAAATCGCCGTCGAGTAGAGCATGTCCGGCGTCTCAAACTTGTGTGCGACCAGCATCAAGATTGCTCCGCGGTCCAGTTGTGAAACGTCGGTCGTGTTGGCTCCGTAGCCGGCGACGTAAACAATCTGCCATGCGTCCCATTCTTCCTGATAGGTCGGCACCGTGTACTGTCGTCGAAACCTGACGAGAGCATTTGGGATGTCAAGCTTGTAATCACTCGCCGAAACCGTTTGAAGCGTTCCGGAACTGTCGCGATACTTAACCGACAAAACCGATTGAAGCGGCCGAAAGCTTAGCCGTATGTTCGGCTCCCATCGCTCTTGGACATGCTCGATCGTTTGCGTAATCATCTTGGTATGCGTGTCCGCTTCCCAAGTCTCCGTTGCCTCTTGGATCAAATCGGCTAGCCGCTCGTCGTGTGCCTCATCGCTTGCGGCGATGTTGAGTTGACGCTTCGCCTCTTCGATCGTGACCGGGTCGTTCGTCGGCTTGATCGTGACGCGAACGCTCGGTCCCGTTGCCGGCTCGGTCGCTTGCAAGTTCGCTAGCGTTTGCATTTTGCACTACCTCCGCCAAATTCATCCGACACAATAAATCCGCCACCCCGCCGCCGATAACTTCGCTGTTGAGGCGATGCCCGGCATGAAATCGCCGCCAATCGGCCTTGAGTTCTACAAACATTCCTTGACCCATTGATTCGGGTAAATATGCTTCGCCTCAAACGTCGTTGGGTCGTGTATCACGATCATCTCTTCGAGGTGCCCGATTCTCACTTTTGGATCCAAATACAAAGAATTGCCAGCCCTTTCCCATTGTCGCCAAAAATGAATGTCATCGTCCGTTCGGCCGTCGCCAAACTCCCCACGTTCGTCTGCCGAGCAAATGAACCATGGCTTCGGAACGTTCTTGAGCTTGTGCAAATCGATCGCCGTCAAGCCGAAATGAGCTGTCGCAACTCTGATCGGCACGTCGCCGATTTCGAGCTTGTTCCCATCCCGTAGCGAGGTCAAAACAACCGCATCGCCCCGCCTTGCCTGAAAGCACGAAACCGCATCCGCCTCGGTGTTGACCAACGTCTGCACGACCTGCATCAAATCCGATGCGGTAAATACGCTGTCGCCATCGACTGTAACCGCGACGTCTACGCCGGCCTCGATCGATTGCTCTAGCATTTTTTGCATACACTGCCCGTAAAACACGCCGCCGCTAACCTGTAGCGGGATTCCTGTTTTTCGAAATGCTGCGTCGATTACATTTCTGCAAAAACAGTTGACGTACCGCGGGGCTGTCATGCAGCCCGTGATCTTTACTTCTTTCGTTTCCACTTAGCGCCTCGGGTGGTTGGTAAACTTAGGCCACGACGACTACGTTGCCCTGTCCGGTCGTGCCGCTTGGCCTGATCTCCGGATCTAGAACGCCGATTGCCGCGATACCAACAGCGTCAGCCGTCGCAACCGTGCCGGGCGTGCTCAGCACTCTGAGGAACCGCTTTCGCGTTCCGTCGAGATTCACGTGAAAGACGGCGACTTGTGCAGAAGTTCCGATTGCTACCGCCTTCGACAGCTCCGAGTTGAAGGTCGTATAGCTTCCGGTCGCTGCGTCCGCTTCGGTGATTGCGATCGTCACACTAGACGATTGCGTCGCCGCTGCCCTAGTGCCGACCGCAACTTGGATCGTTGCGTAATCGGCTCCGAGCGTATCGAAGGCGGCCGATACGGTAGCCGTCGAGACTTGCGGCGAAATTAAAAGAGATCGCTGTTGGGATTGTGCTTGTTTCATCTTTTTGCTTCCTGATTGTGTGTGTGATTTTCAAAAAGTGCGGCCGGCTCATCACCGGCCGCACCCGGGTCCACCCGAGGCGGCGAGTGGACTAGCTTTTTAGCCGAGCTTGAGCGCGACCATCGGGCCGGCGTTCGTCGCGTCCCCGGTTTCGTGCACAACGATGTCGAATCGCTCAGTACAGCGGATGTAAATCGAATCCGACGCGAAGCCAAGAGACGCATCGCTGCGAATCTCCACACCGCGACGACTGCCCATCGTTGCGGTCATCGCAAGATCGCCGAAATAGGCGATAAACTCAGCAGATGCCGCCGCCTTTGGCAATGTCTGAATAAACCGCACGGGATAGCCAAGAAACTGAAGAACCGGACCATTTCCAAGGTCGGCCGTGTTGTTTCCACCGGCTACATTCTGCAAGCGTCCAGCGGTCGCATAGAATGCCGTTTTGCTCATATACCATGCCGGATTGATGCCGGGAAATTCCGGCAGCATTCCGACGACAGTTTCGAAGTTTCCAAGCGTCACGTTAGCAAAGGTGGTAATGCCGGTGGCGGTCATGATCGACCCGGCAGCCAATGCGTTTTTGACGCCTACGATTCCACCGGAAGCCGAAGTGCCGTCACCAAGCCATCCGCAGGAATCTTCTTTGACCGCCAGAGCGTAAGCCATTTCGCGAGTCACGACGTCGGCTAGCGAGATGATTGAGTCTTCGTTCAGTTCGCTTGAAAGTTTCGTTAGAACCGCAAGCTTTTTCGCGTTCAGTTTGATTTGGCCGAAAGACATTTCACTCTCTGTGATCTCGTCGTTTTCGCCAACAAAGTAGGTGGTAAACCCACTAACTCGACGGGGCACTTGAGAAACCGGGCCGCTCATTGGCCACTGCATGGAGTATTGTCGGAAAGTACCGAAAGACTCCTTTAAGTCAATGAGCGTGTTTTCGAATACGTCCGGCACTAAGTAGCCGCCAGCGGAGTTGCTGTCTCCACTGTGAGCCATTTTGACGCCGTTATCACGACACCACTGTCTGGCCCGCTCGGATCCGGCAACGGTTGCCAAAAGAAACTGACCGCTTAGGTAAGCGTCTTCGGTAGCGTTCGGCCCTTTAAAGCTTTTGAGTGCGGTCGATCGCTTTGCGGTTGCCGGCACTCTGATCCGCGGCAGCTCTTCATCGCTCGATGCACCCTCTTTGCCTCTTGGTAGCTGGCCGCCGAGCTTCGCCACGACGTTGGCCGCTTTGATCGCGTCAAATCGTTCGGCCCGTGCGATCTGCGATTGCAGAGCCTGGATCTCGCCGGGCTTGTCCGAGGTGCCTTGTAGCTTGTCGACTTCCGCCGACTCTTCCGCGGTTAGGTCGCGGTTTTCGGCCTTGGCGATTTCAAAAATCGCTTCACACTTGGCCGCAACATCGGCCATTTTCTCTCGTAGGGCTTTAATGTCCCATTGCATGGTTTCGTTCCTGTCAGTGGTGTTAGGCCACCGCCCAGAAACGACAAACGGCCCGAGCGGGTGGCGATGGTTAAGTCGCCGACCTGCCGAGCCGCTAACGAGTTGCCCGCACAAATCAGATAATACGATTTGGTAACACTCTAACGAATGCTAGAGCGTTGTCAACTACTTTTTGAAAAAACTTGCCTTCATCGGTCTTGAGCACTTGAACCGTGATCCGGCTTGCGGCTTTACGCTATCACTTTTGGCCATCGCTGCTTGCCGCATCGCTAACGCCATCGGGTGCCACGATTCGTCCGATAGCACGCTGTCGCCGATCTCGGTTACGTAGCCTTCGGCCAACGCCTCTTCCGCAGTGTAGTACGTTTCGGCGTCAAGTTCCTCCATGACTTTCTTTTTGTCCTTGCCGCTAGCTTCCGCGTAAGCCTCTACGAGGGTGTCGCGGTACTTGTCCAGAACGTCCGCCGTCTTTCGCAATTGCTCCGAATTGCCGAAGGTAAACGTCCAAGGGTTGTGATTCATCAACATGCCGTTTTTAGCGATCAAACGACGCTCGCCAGCCATCGCGATGTAACCGGCGGCCGAATACGCTGCCGAATCGATGATCGTGTCCGCCCCGCCAGGATGTCGCTTAATTGCGTTGTAAATGGCCCGCCCTTCATCTACGGACCCGCCCGGGCTGTTGATGCGAATCGTCGCCCGTCGATTGCCAAGTGCCTTCAGGTCGCGAATGACGGTCGCAGAATCGATCATGCCCCAAACCGCTTCGCCAATTACGTCATAGATGAAAAGTTCCCCAGAGTCTTTGTCAAATTCGTACATTGTTTAGCCCTCCAAGGCTGGCAATAGGTCGCGGCGAACGTAGATAGAATTAACGCGGGAGAATGCAAGCGGCTTGTATCCGCAAATCGTTGTATTAAATGTGTCGGATATTTGGATTGCCGTGGCCTGCAAAATAAACCCGCCACGCTCAAGACGCTTGCCCCACAACCATTCTGGGATGTGCCCACTAGTGTCTTCGCCATATGCCGCATCAAAATGCTCGACGCAAATAAAAGCCGGCCGCATTTTGTAAACAACGTCAAATGCAATTGCTAAATCGATTGAATCAACATCGACAACCACGCCAGCAAATCGATTTGTTGTTAACGGTGGAAAATCATATTTTCCACGAACGTCGGCAAGGGGATAAACCTGCTTTAGTGCTTGCTGCCTAAGTTCATCTTGTTCAAAAAGCACCGTTGGGATGCCTTTCTTGTAAAGCGGCAACAATGTTAACGGCAAATCTTGGCCTCCGTCACCTGCACCAATCTCGATTGCCTGATTGACGCCCAACCGCTCCGCCAAAGCTGCCAGATAACCGCTTTCGCCGAACTGCCAGCCGCCGCGGTGCTCATCAAGCCACTTAGCGGGCTCGTAAACCGTCCTGACCTGCCAATTATCCATTGCAAACCGCCTCAACTAATGCCTCTGCGCGGCCCGTCCACGTCGCTACAAGCTCCGCAACGGCACCGGCTAAATCGCCTGGCCCAACTGTACCAGATAGCTCTAACAGCGTCTCATGCGATTCCTTGCAATAATCCGCCGCTATGGCTCTGTCCCCGCCAAGCTCTTCGACAACGTCGCCAAGCGTATCACGCCAGGAACCATAAAAACGATCGATCGACCCGATAAACTTGTTCGGATTGGCCGCATAGCCGTTTACTCGCTTGGCCTCGACGCCGATTAAATGCTGTACACGCTCCGAAATGACCCGCCGATTACTTGGTCCGACCGGCTCGTTATCGCCTGGAACTTGTTCGGTGTCTGATCGCGGATCGATCGCCGGATTGTCGTACGTGTCGCCGCCTGCGTAGGGATTCATCGCCAAGTATTTCACGCGGATCTCGTTTGGCGACATGATCCGGCCCATGACCATCTTCGTTGCGAAGTCTGCCGTCTTGCTCATGTCGGCTTTGAGCAATGCCGAGCGGTCGAAAGTGAATGCGTGGGTATAACGCTCCTTCTGCCGTTCGGTGAGAAGCTTCGTCCACGCCTCTTGCTCGATCTTGGTTAGCCAATTGTCTAGGCACGACGTAAGGTATTCCAAATTGTGCTCTTCGAGGCTGTTGTATCCTTGCGAATCGCCATCGCCGGGAATGGACCCCAGCCCGAACCATAACATTACGTCCTGTCGTTGAAACTTTCGCTGTTCAAGCCATTGCGAGTCGCGGCCGTTCATCGCGACCATATTCGCCTTAATGCCTTCGCGTAACATTGCAGTTTTTCCTGCGTTGTCTTCGCCGTCATGAGCATTGCGGAAAAAATCGAGAAACTTTTTTGCGTCGGCTTCGTCGCGAAACATTCCGGGCGGTGCTTCTAGAATTAGCGATCCGCTGAAACCCTTTTTCGCAAGCGAAAAGACTTGCTTTTCTGCCGCTAGGCCAGTGCCAAAGCTTTCGGCTGCTGTCGCGAATACGCTTTTACCCTGTACGCCATCGAAGCCAAACCCGGGAACGTGAAAAACGTCCGCATCCGGAATTGCGATTACCTTTTCCGGGTGCAAAATCATGTCGTTGTAGAGGCTCAAATGGTCGTCGCGATCGATAATCGTAAGGTGCCACTTTTCGCCATCAACTAGGCCTGTGTCGCTTCGATCCGGCAAAAGCGGAATAAGCTCTTTCGGCCTTCCTGCTGCGTCGCGAATGATCGCCGACCGCCAATTGCCCCACAATAGAGCATGCCCCATGCCCTGCTGCTTCCAATGGAAAGCGGTCTGATAGACGTTTGGGCGATAGCCGACAAGCCGATAGGCAGGGTGTGACGTGTCCGGCGTAACCTCACGCTCTCCGAGTCGATTGACAACCATTGGCAACTTGCCGACGTCGCCGCTTATCTTGTTCGTGCAGTACCATACCGGAGCGTATTTGATCGCCTTTGAAGCACTCATGCGCTCATCGAGGTCTTCTAGCGAAAACCCAAAGATTCGGCCAGCAAATTGACGAAACCGTCCGGTGAATTGTGTTAAGTAGTCGAGCATCCTACCCCTACGCTATGAAAAGGCTTCCGGTCGGTCGTGAAGGTGCAAGCATTGCCAGCCGCAATGCCATAAGCGAAGCGACTGCCGCGTCAATTTTTTCTTCGCTGTTCTTTTTGTCCGGCATCATGCGGCCGGCGCTGTTTTCGTTGGTCATCATTGCCAAAAAACAGAATCGCAAAATGTCGTCTTCCTCGTCAAATGTTACCCGATTTTCACGTATTGCGGACGCTATTTCCTGCAACGGTTCGTGAAAATGGTAGGCGTTTTGAGGCATCTTGAGCACCTCTAAGCCCTTCTCTGCTAGCTCGTCGCCTAGTTGTGCCGCGTTGTATGGGTCGTATGCCACCGCCTTACAGCCCTGATCCCAAGCCACGGAGAGCAAATCGTCGCGAAGAGACGCCACAACGTACCGAACCCGCCTCAATTGCCCTTCGTGAATCCAATCGGCCCACGGCAGCCGAGTTAAGTCGCGGGTCGTGTCTTCAACGATGAAGTTCTTTGTCGTTAGTTCGTAACGCCAGATGTCTTTCCCGTCTTCGTCGCGATCGTGTGGGAATCGAGCACACGATGCCCGCGATGCGAGGTCGTCACGGCCGCCTAAGTCGATGCCAGCGGTGATGCAATCAGCAGACTTCCAATCGGATAGCGGCCCCCTGCACCGGTCGAAATCTGCTGGGTTGATGAATCGGGCGGCGCTACTAACTTTGCGGTTTCCGTGGTAGCGAATGAACCGAAGCATCGCCGCCGGTGACTCTTGGGCCTTAGTCGCTTGTTCTCGAAGGTACTCGGTTTTGATCGAGACGCCGATATTTGGGTTGGCCTTTACCCAATT